TAAATCAATATCCATTTTATCTTTTTTTGTTTTGATACTTTTTACCATTGAAGCTAAATCTGCTATTTGCATATCAACCTTTTTCTCTTTAGCTGATAATTTAGAATCAATTAAAGAGTAAGCTTTTTCTTGATCTTCTCTTAAAGGAAATTCAAGAGCCATTGTTAATTCACCTTTAAGAAGTTTTATTGATTTGCTTTTAATCTTTTTTTCTACTACTATATCTTTTAAATTTATTGTTTGTAGAGATTGGTTTTTACATTTACTACAAGTATATGGAAATGAATATTCAGATCCTTTTGTAGCTTCTCTTATTTTAATAAACAAATAATATCTATCTAATACATATAATTTGCTCACATCAAAATCTTCATTCAATACTGATATTTTAATTATATAGTCCAGTATTTCTTCTTCTTTTAAATGATCTTTTTCATCTTCAAATATAAGTAATTTCTTCATTGTATTTGTAGAAAATCCTTTATATTTTATCTTTTTACCTGATCCCGGTAAGACAGTTTCAAATTCGTAAACATTTAAAAAATCTTGTAATGACATATTAACTCCTTTTTATATTTATGCTGTTACTTCTACATGATACATATATGTGAATGTTACGGCAAATTCTTGTGTTTCTTTAGATGAATAATCTAGTGCAACTTCACCAAGTGATGATGGTCATGCATTTACAAGTTTAATTCTTTTAGATGCTTCACCAGAAGTATTTAATAACCATACTTCTTGATCTTGCATATATGATGCAGGATTTCCTTGTTCATTTGTTACTGGATTATGTATCATTTTCTGTCAATTCAAGAAATCACTATATAAATCATGCGCGCTATCTACTGCAAATGTTACTGTTCAATCACTATATGTATGTGTTGTTGGTAATTTGTACATCATACCTTGTCACCCTATTTCAGCAACATCTATAGTACTTTCTGGAACTGCACTAGATTTAACTAAAAATCTTGTTTGATCTGTGCTTAGTACAGAACCCGGTACATTAAGCATGATATAGAATAAATATCCTCTTGCTCTATCTTGAAAGTTAGCTTTAAAACTATTAATATCAAAAGCCATGTTTTTCTCCTTTTTTGTCTTTATTTAATAAACAAAATATTCACATTATGTTTATTTATAAGGGGCTTTAAATTAGCCCCTTAAATTTTATGGATTTAATGCTTGAGCCAATTCATTAAAATCAGCGCCTGTTTTTGTTGCAATGAAATTCAATACAATAAATTCGGCAGCTCTTGTTGGTTTAATGAAAATATTACCTCAAAGTTCATTTCTGTCAATTCTTTCTGCAGTATTTGTATCTTCATTAATTTGTACCATAAAGTCATAAATACCTCTTCTACCTTTTATATCTCTCAAAAAAGGTTCTATCATATTAGTCATTAACATTCAAGTAACTTCATCATTTTGTTCAAATAAATAATATTTAGATACTGTACTGATTGATTTTTCAAGAACTAAGAATAATCTTCTTACATTAATTCTATTAAATGCGCTTGATTTATCAAGTAATGTTTTTTGACCTCAAACTACTTTACCTTGACCAGCAAATGATACTATTGGATTAACACCAGCTTGATATAAAGTATCTCTTTCACCTAATGATGGATTTCAAGCTAATCTTCTTACACTTGTAAGAATAGTTCTATTTAATCCCGCAGGTGCTCATCATGCATCATTTACATCATCTGTATGAGCATATACCCCAGCCATATGACCTGATGCAGGAATTCATCTATAAACTTTATTTCATTTATCAAATACTTCAAGTCAATTACCATATAGTGCTGCGTATGATGTATTAGGATTAAATGTTGATGTTCCTTGTCCTTTTCTTCATTTAACTATATCTGTTGCTTCAGAACCAGTATTATTAACAACATCGCCTCTATCAACATCAAGCAAAGCAAAACTATCTTTTCTTGTGTCTTGACAGATCTCAATTAACTTTTGCTTAACAGTAATACCTTTATCAGCATCAATAAAAAGATTTACATCAATTTCTTCTGGATTATCATATAATTCATAAGCTGTTATTACTAATGAGTCTTCTGCATCTTGTTCATCTACATCATCATCTCTTCCAAAAACACCATTTTCTCCACCAGTTAATGTAATATAATCAGTAGTACTAAATGCTCTATCATTTCTATCATTTTCTGAATCTGTAGTATAGTTTGTATTTAATGCAACATATACATAATCAGATTGTTCATTTAATACTGTTTCAATGAACATTGACTCGCCTTCGTCATTAATTTCATTTTCATCAGTAGAAACAACAAATATCTCTTTATCTACTCATGTTGATGTTCCTTGATCTTTAGCTTGTATAATAATACCAAGCTGATATGCTGATGTAAGAGGTGTATTTAAATCTAAGATTTTATTAAAAGATTCTAAAGAAGTTGTATACGTATCATCATACATTGCGATAGCGGCTGCTGAAGCGGCGGCTGTTATGGTTACACCTGTAGGTAAATCCATAGCCGAATTTGTTGTATCATAATATCTAATACTATTATATAATTCTTGATTATAGATTAATAATCTTATATTATTTCCTCATTGTCCTCTTGATCTACTTGTAAATCATAAAGGTTCGTTTGTTCCCATTGTAGATCTGACTTGATCAGCATATAATAATAAATCTGTTGCTCCTAATGATTGATAATCATAAGGACCATCATCTTCACTAGAATCAACACTTCCAGTTGCTCCAAAAGTATAAGCATCATCATGTGCTGTACTAGTAGCAGAATATCCTGATAGTGCTTTTGTTCCTGATAAAGTAGCATCATCCGGCATTACTCTTGTACAGTAAAGTTTATTACCATATTTTAAATATCCCATACCAGCTAATAGGTCTTTATAAGAATTGGTTGTTGGAAAACCAAAAGCTTCTTTTAATTGTTCGTCTGTTGTTACTAGAGTTTGCTCATTTTCAGCACCTTTGAATGTTTGTCTTAAAACTAAAACTCCTATTGAAGTAGCAACTGCAGGTATTGTTGTTGATAAATCAATTTCATTAACTGCTACTTGTGGCGATAAATAAAATGCCATTTGTTATCTCCTTTTCTTTTATATATTTATTTATATATATTTATATTTTTAATTATGCACTACATCTCATTTCATGATATCCACAACCAGCTACATTCATATGGACTTCCTTGTGACAATCTATACATAATGTTATACATTCATCTATATCAGCACTTGTAATTGGTGATTCATTCAATGGTCATTTATGGTGACAATGTAATTCATCTATTGACCCACACTTTTGACAAATATAATTATCTCTTTCAAGTACAATTTGTCTTAATTGTGGTTGGACTTCTCTTGAAGTTGCTTGTTCTTGTCCTTTAGGATATTTAGATTGATTAAATATTGGACAAGCTTGTTTACATCCTTCTGAACAATATAATCCATTATCACCTAAAACACCGTTTAATGATTGTAATCTATTTTGTATTTGTAAATATAAAGGTTTAAAATATTTACCACAATATCTACATTTTACTTCCAATGAAATACCATCATCTGATATTTTTGGATCTTCATCAATTGTCAATTTATTTTTATATACATCATATTTGACATTTGATTTATGGTATTTTATTTTTTTAATTTTAATTTCATTTATATTGTTCATTCTATATTTTTTTGTTTGATCTTTTATTTTTTCAGTATTTTCAGTATAATAATTTTTTAGATATTCTTTTCTTTGTTCGTTTATTTTATTCTTATTTTTATGATAATATTCTTTCATATAAACATTTTGACATAACTTACAAATATTTCTATACCCATCACTGGAATTTTTTCTTTTTCCAAATTCCAATAAACTTAAAGATTTTTCACATTTAATACATTTCTTTTTTAATATCATAATTTTTGTTTCATAACTTAATATTCTTTATCTATATTTATAAAAATATATTTTTATTCTTTTATTTCATAATAATCGTATGTAAATGTGCATGTTCCTGTTAAAATCTCTTCTCCATCCCTATGTGATAGTGTTATTGCATCCAAACTTGATGGAAACATGCCAATAAAAGCTAATTTTAATATAGCTGAATTAAAATTATCATACATGATTAAACTAGCATCAATAGCATAATTTGCTTTTGATTTTCCAGCAATATCTTTATTATTATTTATATATACTAATCAATTATATAATAATTGTCAATTTTTATAATCTTCATCTATTGTATAACTCGCTGTTAAATCTTCAAATTCTAATGCACTATACACGTCTTTTGTTTTAAATCCTTGTCAATCTCTTTCATTAACGTTAAAACTTATACCCGGAATTATAGTTTCAAATAAATGTAATGTTAAACTAATATTATCAGTCATATTATCTGATGTTGGTAATTTAGGAATGGTTAAGATAAATTTATCTGATGATGCTGGCATTAAACTATAGTCTGTCATTATTTTATATCTCCAT